GCTATTGATAAAATAGATTATTCTAATAAAAAAATAATTTTTAAAGCTGATGGTACACCAAGATTACCTGAAATATTAGTAGGTATAGGAAGTGTTACTGTAGCTACTAGTTTGATATCTTTTTATATTAAAAGTATAAAAGATCCATTAGATAAAATAATTAATGTATTAAAAATTTGTTCCCCAACAACCACCCTTCCACCTTTAAACCCATCAGTAGAAACTTTAGTTAGACAGCAAGAACAATCTAGTGCTAACCAAGATAATCTTTATAAAGGATTCTTATTAAAAATTATAGAAGTTAAATTTAATGAACAATTAAATCGAAGAAAAGCTGTTGCTTATAATGGAAATGGTATTCCAACATTAGAAACAGAATTATCCTTTACTACAAATACTCAAACATTAATTGAAGAATTAAAACAAATAATAGATGAATCAGGTTTAGTAGGAGATTATGTACCTTCACCACAACCTCCTCCATTAGAAGAAGATTTACTTCCTGAAGCAGAAGGCAATACAGAAGTTAGAATATCAATTATTAAAGAAAGAATAAGAAAAATCCAAGTTCCTTTAGATGTAGCTAAAAGAGAATTTAATCAAGCAGTTGATAAATTTTTAAAACAACAAAAACTAGATGCTTATTTAAGACAACCTATTCCTGATTATCTTTTACCTATAACTTTCTTAAATTATAATACTAATGCTAATTTAGTACAAAGTTTTGCTAATGAAGTTGGATATAAAAAACAAAATTCTAATGTTACCGAAACCTCAGTTAAAACAGTAGAAAGAAATGTTCCTATTTTATTAGATTTATTTAAACAAATAAAACCTTTATTAGATAAAGTAACATCTCTTGAAAATTCTCTTAGGAATCAAACTTTAGAATTAGATGTTTTAGAAGGAAGAGTATCTAGAGTAGATTTTTCAGTACCTGGTGATCAAATAGCAATAATTGCTCGATAATTTAATAAAAAAGTAGTAAAAATAATATTTATAAATAATGAAAACCGATATTTTAAAAAAATTTATCAAAGAAGCAGTAAAAGAAGCTATTCAAGAAGAATTAAAAGATATTCTTTTAGAAGCAGTTAAAGCTCCTAAAATACCTGTTGGGGTAGGAGGTTATGGAACAGTAAATGAATCTATAAAAGATACGTATGCTCAACCTCATATTGAAAAACCAAAACAATTAACACCTGCTGAAAGACAAGCAATGTTTGGGGGTATTTTAGAAGAAATGCAATTAGGTACACCAGCAACTACTGCTTATAATGGACAATTCCAACCTCAAGGTCCAGTAGATGCTATTAATGGTGCTTTACCTGAAGGTAGTGTTGGTTTAGATCAAATTATGGCTTTAATGAATAAATAATGGCTATTATAGTTAGAAATAGATTTCCTGTAGATTTAGCAGCTGAAAAAGCTGTAGGTGTAGATTTACCTTTTAATGGTCCAGCAGTATTTAAATCTAATTATCTAACTAGAGATGCTATTAAATATAATTTAATAAACTTTTTTTCAACAACTCCCGGAGAAAGAGTATTTAATCCTTTTTTCGGAAGTCAATTAAAAAGTATTATTTTCCAAGGATTAGATAATGTAACAAAAGATAGTATTTTATTTATAATTAGTAATGAATTAAGAAATGCTTTCCCTTTCGTACAGGTTCAAAATATTGATTATGCTCCTAATGAGGATTTTAATACTTTAACAATAACAATTACTTATCAAGTAGCTAATTTTGGAATAAACGATACTATAAACGTAACAGTATAATATGGCAATTAACAGAGATATAAAATATTTAAATAGAGATTTTAGTACATTAAGAGATCAATTAATCACTTATGCTAAAACCTATTTCCCAAACACTTATAATGATTTCACCCCAGCATCACCAGGGATGATGTTTATGGAAATGGCGGCTTATGTTGGTGATGTATTATCTTTTTATTTAGATAATCAAATTCAAGAAACATACATTCAATATGCTCGTCAAACTAATAATATATTTGATTTAGCTTATATGTTAGGTTATAAACCTAAAGTAACATCTGCTGCTACTGTTACTCTTGATTTTTACCAAACTGTTCCCGCTACTACTAGTGGAAGTAATAATATCACAGTTCCAGATTTTAATTATTCTCTTTTAATCCCTACTAATACTACTATAACATCAAACACTGATGCTAATTTAACTTTTATTATTAAAGATAAAGTAGATTTTAGTTTTAGTAGTTCATTAGATCCTACAGAAGTAATTGTTTATCAAACAAGTGGAGGTTCACCTACATCTTATTTGTTAAAAAAATCAAGACAAGCAATATCTTCTACAATAAAAACAACAACCTCAACATTTACAGTTCCTGTTCCTTTTAATTATATTGATATAAATGACAATAATGTTATAGGAATTTTAGATATTTTTGATTCAAATGGAAATCAATGGTATGAAGTAGATAATTTAGCTCAAGATGCTATTTTTGATACAATAACTAATACGGCACCTAATGATCCTAATTTTTCTTCTTTTACTGATACTCCTAATTTATTAAGGATAAAACAAGTTCAAAATAGATTTGCTACTCGTTTTCTAGATGCTGAAAATCTTAGAATATTATTTGGGGCTGGGAATCCTAATGATACAACTGAAGTAATTATTCCTAATCCTCAAAACGTAGGTTTAGGATTACCTTATCAACAAGATAAATTAACAACAGCTTATTCACCTACAAACTTTGTATTTACAAATACTTTTGGTGTATCTCCCTCAAATACGACTTTAACTATTCGTTATTTAGTAGGTGGCGGAGTAGCTAGTAACGCCCCCGTAGGTACATTAACATCTATTAATACCTCAGGAGTACAATTTATAAATTCAAATATTTCTCCAACACAAACCGCTCAAGATACTTTTGATTCATTAAGAGTAAATAATGCTGTAGCTGCTTCCGGAGGTAGTAGTGGAGATTCTTTAGAAGAAATTAGGCAAAATGCTTTAGCTAATTTTCAAACTCAATTAAGGGTAGTAACAGCAGATGATTATAATGTTAGAGTATTAAGTTTACCTCCTCAATATGGTAGTATTTCTAAAGTATATACTATTCAAGAAAAAGCAACCAGTACTACTATTGGAACTCCTCCAAGTGCTGTAGATGTTTATGTTTTAGGATCAAATAATGATGGTAGTTTAAAAACTGCATCCCCTGCCCTTAAACAAAACATTATTACCTATTTACAACCTTTTAGAATTATAAATGATTCTGTAAAAATTAAAGATGCTTTCATAATTAATATTGGAGTTGAATTTGATATTGTTGTTTTACCTAATTATAATAATGATCAAGTATTAACTAATTGTATTAATTATCTAATTAATTATTTTAATATAGACAATTGGCAAATTAATCAACCAATTATATTAAAACAATTATTTGTTGGATTGGATCAAATAGATGGAGTACAAACAGTACAAAATATTAACATAGTTAATAAAACAAACACTGTTGAAGGATATAGTGAATACGCCTATGACATCCAATCAGCAACTTACAATAATGTAGTTTATCCTTCAATAGATCCTATGATTTTTGAAGTTAAATATCCTACAGTAGATATCAAAGGAAGAGTAGTAACATTATAAAATGGCCGTATATAAAATTTTCCCCTCGAAAGATACAACCTTATATTCATTATTCCCTAATATGAATACAGGGTTAGACCCTATTATAGAAGCAACCCAAACTTCTTTTACTCCTGGCACACCAGATCCTCAATCTAGTAGATTTTTAGTTGCTTTTGATGGTTCTAAAATAGAAGATATTTTAGCTAATAAAATGGGAGTATCAGCTTCTGCTCAACTCTTAAATACTTCTAGTTATCAAGTTAATCTACAGTGTTTCATATCAACAGCTACCGGTATAGACATTAACCCCACAGGAACATTATTAGAAATTTATTATGTTTCTGAAAACTGGAGTATGGGTACAGGTCAATATCTTGATGAACCACAATCTACAGATGGAGCTACATGGTATTGGGTTAATTATTCTGGAAGTACTCCTTGGAAAACAGTTAATTTCCCTGTAGGAGTAACAGGTTCATATACAGGTTCAGTAGGATTAACAGGTTCTTTAAATAGTTACGCTGGTGGAGGAACATGGTACACAGCATCTTCAAATAATAAATGGAATTCATCCTTAAATTCAATTTCAGCTTCCCAAACATTTAATTACTCTACAGACAAAGATTTAAATGCTACTGTAACTAATATAATAGGAGCTTGGTATACGGGATCTTTACCTGATGGAGATGATGGAAAAACATTTTATGGATTTTTAGTTAAACAAAATCCAGAATTTATATATAATAGAAACTATCAACCAGAATTAAAATATTTTTCAGTTGATACAAATACAATCTACCCCCCAGCATTACAATTTAGCTGGAGAGATTTTGTATGGGCAACTAGTTCTAATACTCCTTTATTAACAACATTACCTGCGCGTATTGCTTTAAATCAAAATCCCGGAGTATTTTATAGCCAAAGTGTAAATATATTTAGAGTTAATGCCGCCCCAGAATATCCTCCTGTAGTATGGCAAACTTCTTCATTATATACTCAAAATTATTATTTACCTCAAGAATCTTATTATGCAATTAAAGATTTAAGTACAAATGAATATGTTGTAGAATTTGATACTAGATTTACTCAATTAAGTGCAGATGTTTCTGGAAGCTATTTTAAATTATATATGAATGGATTACAACCAGAAAGATATTATCAAGTATTGATTCAAACTACAATTAATGGTTCAACCTTAGTATATAATGATGGATACTACTTTAAAGTAATTAATGGATAATGGAAAGAGTTAGATTAAGAAAACAAGTATATGCTAAAAGTGCTGTTGATAATGTTATCAATACTGAATTTACTCAACTTACACCTCCCGCTATTATAGTAGAAGAAGTTCAACCCCCTAATGTAGAAGAATTTTTTGTTCAATATAATACTTTATTTTTTAATATACCTAAATTTGGTCCTACAAACTCTCATGAGTATCTTGTAAAAACAAGTGGTGAATATATTAATGCTACTCAAACTAATGAAACTATCCAAGCATTAATAGAAGAAATTACTCAATTAAGACAAGAAAATCTTGACCTTCAAAGACAACAAATTCAAAATGATATTACAAGTGTTCAAGCAACATTAAATCAAACCCAACAACAACTAAATAAATAATGAATAAAGTTAGACCTATAGATCCTAA